TCTTTAGTAATATCAACTGCTTGAAGTTCTATAATTTTTTCTGCTAATTTTAAACAATCAGTTTCTTGTTGTTGATACCAAGCAGATTTTCTAGTTTCTAAACCAGAAATGCTTTGTTCAATTTTTTCATTTGATTTTTTAGCTGCTTCGATGTTAGCAGTTTCTTGTTGAATTTGTTCTTTAGTTTGTTTAATTTGTTCTTTTAATAATTCAGATTTTTCACTTAATAGGGTAATTCCTAATAATTGTTCGATAATTTCTCTTTGATCATTAGCTCGCATACTTAGGAAAGGTTCTGTATACGTGTTTAAAGCTACAATATGCTTAAACATGTCATGACTCATTCCTAACAAGCTGTCAAGATCTCGTTGAGTTTCTCGAACATCACCCTGTGCCTCATCAGACTCGCTATCTTCTTGTTCTACATCATTAATATAAAATTTAAGAATATTAGGTTTACGTCCACGTTCGATTCGATAATCTATACCATCTTTTTCGAAAGCTAGTGTGACTAACATGTTTTTGTTATTAATTTTATTAATTAAATTATCTTTTTTAATGTTAGTTAAAGCATTTCCAAATAAAGAATAGCTTAATGCATTGACAATTGTAGTTTTTCCTGTGCCATTACGACTACCACTGTCGTCGCCACCCATATCTAAGTTTTCTCCCAACACAAGTGTTAGGTGCTGCTTTTCGAAATTTACAGCTTGGGTTTGATTACCCACGCTCATAAAGTTTTTTACAGTTAGATTTTTTATTTTGATCATAAATTATTGTAAATTGAAAGTAAGATTTTACTATCGTATGTTTCGCTGTCAATATTAACGAGCTGACTAGTTACGATTTGATCTACACTTTCAAATGCTTGGATGTCTATAGTGTTGCTTATTTCGATTTCTTTTTTCTCTGGTATAAGTGTAAGTTCTCTTATATCATAATCGCCCATAAATTTTTCTTTAATAAAACTTGCTTCTTCGTAGCTGATATCGATATCTAAACTAACACGTAAATGTGCTTTTGGAAGTATAATTTCGTCTGCACGATCAATTAATTCACTTAGTTTAGTAGTTCTAAATGTGGGTTGTTCAGGCCAAGTGTAATATTGGGGCTGTCCTCCCCACTCGAGAATCATCATTCCTCGATCATCATCCCAGTTATCGGCATAGTTATGCGGAAAAGCATTGCCAATATAGATCATATTTTTTTGTTGTTGACGTTTATGGAAGTGTCCGCTAAAGCCTAACTCGTAATTTTGAAAATCATTAAGTTGAATCTCTCCATGATCCGGCATTTGTACCATGGCGTTCATAAAGAAGTTAGGTAATTCAAAGTGACCAAATATATAACGTCCGCCTTTTTTACTAATATTTCGCCATTCGTCTCCTATCAACCAAGGACACATAGTCACTTCGTCGATGGTGATTGGATTGTGGACGACTGTGATCCCCGGAATGTATTTTCCAAACTCCACTGAGTGTATATCTCGTTTATCCTTATAATACAAATCATGGTTGCCAGGAAAAAAGAAAAAATTATCAAAGCTGGAACCAAGCTTCTCCAAGGCTCTGAGAGAGAAATCCATAGTAGTGATATTAAGACTGTTACGATTATGATGCCAATCGCCGAGAAAAATACCTGTATCACATCCTTCCTCCTTAGCTTTTGCAATATACCAGTCTACAAAGTCTAAACAATCTTGATTGTGTGTTTGACTATTACTTTTCAGTCCAAAGTGTATGTCAGTAAAACATGCAACTTTTTTAAATAGACCCATAAAATCCTTGCCCTATAATTTTTTGTACACTGTTCATCATATCATTATCCATATGGCATACCCATGTATCTTCATCATTCATTCTTACAAACAATAATTTTAGATATTGTCCTTCTGGTAATGTTAAAGTGATATATTTCATCATTCGTCGCCACCTTCGTGTCTGCGCATAGCTGCTTCATGTTCTCCTTGCCCTGTTCTACTGTAGCTAGGGTTCATTCCGTTCATCTCTAGTAAATCGTCACGTATCACTTGGTTTCGTTTTTCGATATTAATAATTCTAACAAAACTGTTTGTCACAGCAGCAGTAAAATATGCAAATGGATTGTTAGATTTACTTTCATCAAATTGCAATCCTATCTGAGTTAATTGTAAAATTGCTTGTCCCCGCATTTCGTCATTGTAAGTGTATCCACGAACATTACCTCTGGTTGCGTAACGTTCGCATAATTTAATGTACATTTTTGCCAAAGTATTTGTAATTTGGCCATGATCTTTTGAAAATTTTCCTTTTTCAACAGTGCCTTTCCAATGACTTTTTCCAACACATACAAGTATATCATTTTCGTCAAATTTCCAATGTTGGAAAGGAGGAAAATTTACTTTATCACGACCGTCGGCTGTAGTTTTAGGATTCTTTTTTCTAGTAGAATTGAGAGGAATATGATCAAAAGTCATAATCCTAAATACAAGATCTTGCTTGGCAATTTTCTTGTAGTCAACTTCGCATTCAGCCTGTTTTACTTTTTCTCCAGCAGCGCGACGTCGTTCATATTCTTTAACAGACAGCCGTTTAGCATGATTTCTTTTGGCTTCTGCTACAGTTCTTATGTTAATTTTATCAACATGTGGTAAAATGATATCATATTGATGATATTCTGGTTTGATAAACGAGCAATATGTATTTTTTGATTTGTGAATTTCGTCTAATAAATCTTTGTTATTAAGATAATTTACTTTCATTATTGATTCCTTGTTGTAAAATTATAAACTATGCAGTTAATTTTGTCAACTAAATAATGGATATAGGAGTCCAAAATGAGTTTATTTGATAAAGGTTCGGGTGTTAATACAGGAGCCTTCACTAGTTCTTTGGCAAGTGCTGGAAAACAAGTGCTAGGAACCGCTGGCAGATTAGCAGGTGCATTAAGTAATTTATCTAACCCGTCGATGGCCTTGTCACAATTAAGAAGTATAAATTTACCTGTGAATGGAAATACGTCATTCGCAAGTTCTAGTGCTGGTGCCCAATGGTCAGGCGAAGAATCGTCAAGAGATTGGAGAGTGAGATTAAGTTTGCCTACTGATCCAACTTTTTTAAGTAGTCCAGTATTACAGCCATTAAAAGCTGCTGGTGGAATGGTATTTCCTTATACTCCTCAAATAGCTATTTCCGGAACAGCGTCATACGATGAACAACAATTGACTCATCAAAATTATAGTTCAATAAGTTATCAAAATAGTAAACAAGACTCGATTCAAATTACGGCACCATTTTATGCAGAAGATTCAGTACAAGCACAGTATTGGTTAGCTGCTGTGCATTATTTTAGAAGCATAACAAAAATGTATACCGGTGATGTAGGAGAAATAGCAGGAAATCCACCTCCAATAGTATTATTCAACGGATATGGAGATTATGTTTTTAAAAATATACCTGTAGTGGTAAAATCTTTTTCAATTGATCTTCCTACGGATGTAAATTACATTGCTACAACAGTAGGAGTTTCTAATTCTCAACCATCTACAACAGGCAGTGTATTAGCTAGTCCAGTTCCTGTGACTCAAAGCTTTGCTCAACGAACTGCACAATTTGCAGGACTTGCAGGAGCTTTAGGTGCAGCACAACTTTCACAAGTTTTAGCAGTTGGTGCCGTTGCATCTTCGGCAATATCGGCTTTAAAGAATGCTAGTAATAGTAATCCTGCTAGTACACCGACTCCTACTAATTTAGGAACATTCGGAGGAGCAAGCCATGTTCCAGTAAAAAGTAGCTTTACAATCGTTTTAACACCAATATACAGTAGACAAAGCATGAGAAAATTTAATTTAAACACATTCATCAATGGTGGATATGTTGATAACAATGTAGGATATCTATAATATGGCAACTTATAAAGGAAATAGTCCTTGGGCTGATACTCCAATAGAAAACAATTATCTAAGTACTCTAAGAATACGGCCTGTTAGTGCAGAAGCAGATGATTTTCTGTATACCATAGAACCTCAATATACATATAGACCAGATTTGTTAGCATATGATTTGTATAAAGATTCAAAACTATGGTGGGTGTTTATTCAAAGAAATATGGATGTATTAACAGATCCTATATACGATTTTATTCCAGGTACAAAGATTTATATTCCAAAAGGCGACAGTTTAAAACAAATCTTAGGGTTATAATTTAAATGAATATTTTCGAAGAAAATTTAAGAGCAGCAAAAAGCCTATCTGAAAATCCAAATTCTATTATTAATAATAGTTCAGTAGTTGCCGGATCTAACACTACTGCTAATTTAGAAAATCAAAAAAGAAGTATAATTTCAAATTCAGTTAATAAGCCGCCCCCTTCAACTACACCAGTCGTTGATTCCAAACCAACTGAAAAGCCTCCGTATCCTAATGTGTTAAGTCAATATACTTCTTACAACTATGCATTTACTCTAAGCGTATTATCAAGAGATCAAATTAATACCTCCAGTTATAAAAGAGGAGACTTTGGTCCTCTTATATTAAGATCAGCAAGCGGCGCACCTGATAAAGATTTAGTTGGAACTCAATACGGGCAGTATGAGTTTTATATGGACAATCTTAAAATTGACAGTATTATCGGGCTGGATAAAATGTCAGGAAATACAAATGCAAATAAGATAAGTTTTGAAGTATACGAGCCTTATAGCATGGGCTTATTTTTTCAAACTCTACAAGTTGCTGCAAAAACATCAGGATATGAAAATTATTTAGATGTTCCTATTTTATTAACTATTGAATTTAAAGGACACATTTTTGACAATGACCGTCAAGATACGAATGTTACTATTCCAAATACTAAAAAGTATATTCCGTTAAAATTAAGAACAGCTCAAATGAAAGTTAATGGAAAAGGCACATCATATTCAATTGATGCGTATCCTTGGAATGAAGGAGCATATAGCTCTCAGTATAATATATCAAAAACAGATATCACAATTAAATGTGATAAAGGAAATTACACATTGCAGAATTTATTGCAGACCGGTGAACAAAGTTTGCAAGCAGTGCTGAATAATTATTTTAAAGAACGTGTAAAAGAAGATCAAACAAAAGTAGCAGATGAAATAGCAATAATTTTTCCAGCAGAGTTAGCGGCACAAAAAGTTAACTCGCCTGATGAGAAATCAGACCAGTCAGCTACTAAGTCATCTACTATTAAAAGTGGAGATTCATCAGTTTTTAAAGCATTAGGAGTAATAAGAGGAACAGGAAGTAATAATAGCCTTATTCAAGATACTAGTAACGGAGCAGCAGCAGTTAATAAGATTGGACAATCATTATTAGCATTTAATGAACTTTATAAAGGTGATACCCCCTTTCCAAAAGATAATGTTGTGTATGATGAAAAAACTGGAATCTATAAACGAGGTGACATAACAATAGATGTAAAAAATAGTGATTTTAAATTTAATCAAGGTTCAACAGTAGTTGACATGATTAATCAAGTTATTATGACTAGCGATTATGCTAGAAATGCATTAACAGAAAGTCAAAAGAATCCTCAAGGTCAAATTAGTTGGTGGAAAGTAGAAACGCAGTTATATATGTTGCAAGCTGCCGAAGGAACAACTACAGGTCAAATTCCAAAATTAGCTGTTTTTAGAGTAGTGCCTTATCTAGTCGATAGTCAATACATTATTCCTCCTAATACTAAGAAACCAGGAATTAACAATCTTAAAAGAGAAAGTTTAAAAGAATACAATTACATCTATACAGGAAAGAACACAGAAATACTAGATTGGAATATAGATTTTAGAGCAGGATTTTATTTGTCTTTAAATGCAGATAATACTAAAAATACAGCGAAATCAGAATTAGCAGCATCGACTAGTCCAGGAGCTAATCAAAATGATTTAGAAGCACAGAAAAAAAGTATAATTTCAAAATCTGTTGCAGGAGCTTCACCTAGTACACAAGAAACTCCTATGTCAGTAAAAAATGATAAGATAGAAACTCGAAGTTCTGGCCAAGGAGGAACGTCAGTACCAGACGAAAAAACTGTAGCTGCAAAATTATTTCAAGATATTTTGCTTAACGGTAATGATATGATTAAGTTAGATCTTTCGATTTTAGGAGATCCGTATTATATTGGAGATAGCGGAATGGGTAATTATAATGCAGCTCCAAGCCCATATCAAAACTTAAATTCTGACGGACAAATGAACTATCAAAATGGACAAGTCGTTGTTACAGTTAATTTTAGAACACCTATTGATGTTAATTTAGAAACCGGTTTTTATAATTTTGGTTCAGATACAAAACCAGTATTACAGTTTAGCGGACTTTATCTTATACAGCGTGTAACTCACGAGTTTTCAAGAGGAAAATTTAAACAAAATTTAAACGGATTTAGAATTAAAGGTCAAGATAATCCAGCAGCTCCAGAAGCAGAATTTGTGCTGAATCCAGAGACAACAACAGATGCCGCAGCATTTAATAAACAAACAAACACAAATATTCTTGCAGCGATTACATCCGGTAACAATACTAACACAAAATCTCCTTCAGTACAGACACCAGGGCAGTCTAATCAAGGAGTAGCAAAAGTTCTCGAAACACAGCCGTTTTCAATCGGAACTATTTAAAATAAAAGGTTATTATGTATAAACAAGAAAATAATAATGAGGAATATAGACCCAGTATTAACAGTAATCCTGTTAATCCAGGACCTTTTATTGCAAAAGTTATTAGTAACGTAGATCCTACTTATATGGGATCTTTACAAGTTCAGATTTTAAGAGAAGTAGGAAATGATCCTGCTGTTGCCGGTCAAACGAGAACTGTAAAATATCTAAATCCTTATTACGGAGTAACAGATTCAGATTATGTTACACAATCGCCTGAAGATTTTAATAACACACAGAAGAGTCATGGAATGTGGTTTGTTCCTCCTGAACCAGGCACATTGGTAGTAGTTATTTTTATTGGCGGCAGTGCAAGTAATGGCTTTTGGTTAGGATGTGTTCAGTCAGAAAATTCAAATTTTATGACTCCAGGAGTAGCCGCTACAAAATTTAAAATTTCAGGACAAGCAGATCGAGTGCCGGTGGCAGAATATAATAAAGTTGCAAGAATAACAACTCAAGATCCTACAAAAATTCCTAAACCAGAGCACCCTCTTGCTAAAATTTTAAACGATCAAGGGTTACTAAGAGATGATATTAGAGGTATAACCACAAGTTCTGCTAGAAGAGAAACTCCTAGTAATGTAGTAGGTATTAGTACACCAGGGCCTCTTGATAAAAGACCAAGTGCTAAAAGAGGAAAAATAGGAAAAACAGAACACAAAATTAATAATTTTCCTGTTAGTAGATTAGGTGGAAGTACATTCGTAATGGATGACGGTGACGATAAATTTCTGCGCAAAACTGCACCTTCAGATGGCCCTCCTGTTTATACATCAGTAGAAAATAAACAAACAGGCGGTGATGTCACTAGACCTCACAATGAACTTATAAGATTAAGAACTCGAACAGGACATCAAATATTATTACACAATAGTGAAGATTTAATTTATATAGGTAATGCAAATGGCACAGCTTGGATAGAGTTAACCAGCGATGGAAAAATTGATATTTTTGCTCAAGATAGTATCAGTATACGAACTAAGCAAGATTTAAATTTTTATGCAGATCGAGATATTAATTTAGAAGCAGGTAGAAATTTTAATACAAAAGTTGCTGGAGAAATGCATACTCATGTGAATAAAGATCACATATTAATTGTTGATGAAAATCAAAAAATTCATATAAAGAAAAGTGTTGATAGCACAGTTATACAAAATGTTAAAAATAAAATAAATGGAGACTTTGATTTAAATATTGCTGGACATAACTATCAAACATCAGGAGAAGCTAATCACACTAGGGCTAAAACTATTGTAGAAACGGCTAGCAGAATTGATATGAATGGTCCTGCCGCAGCAACAGCAGCAACGCATGAGCCTTACCCTCAGCATGAAAATTTAGATCCTTTAAAATTCAAATCAGATAAAACTGATCGAGATTTAAGTGGAAGATATGAAGGGCAAACAACAGATTTACAAAATCCTCCCGAATATTGGAAAAAATATTCTACTGATACTGACACATTTGAAAAAATTAAAGGAACATCCGAATAAGGAATTTTATTATGACTGCTAACTCTAAATTATATGACAAAATTGTTATAAAAGGATCAAATCAAGATCAAAAAATTCCTGGATCCAGAACATACAAAGGGTTTAGCTCAGTGTCGCCTGATGCTAATAGTTTTTCTTTATATGATTTTTCTTTAATTAAGCAAGATATTTTAAATCATTTTAATATTAGACAGGGTGAAAAATTAGAAAATCCTGAATTTGGAACAATTATTTGGGACTTATTATTTGAACCATTAACTGACCAATTAAAAGATTTGATTAGAAGAAATGTAGAAACTATTGTAAATTATGATCCCCGTGTGTCAGCACAAGAAGTTATAGTTACATCATATGAAAGCGGAATTCAAATAGAGTGTGTATTAACATATTTGCCTTATAACATCAGCGAAGCATTACAGTTACGGTTTGATAGAGAAAATAATATATTTTAATTAAGTACGCACATTTTAAAATTCAATAAATATTAGTTATATAGGAAAAATGTATGTCAGCAACTGATAGACAAAATAGACTTTTAGTAGCCGAAGACTGGAAAAGAATTTATCAAACATTTCAAAATGCCGACTTTCAAAGTTACGATTTTGAAAATCTTCGTAGAGTGATGATTAATTACATCAGGGAAAATTATCCTGAGGATTTTAATGATTATATAGAATCTAGTGAGTTTTTAGCCTTAATTGATCTAATAGCATTTATGGGTCAAAGCATCAGTTTTAGAACTGATCTTAATGCTCGAGACAATTTCTTAGAGCTAGCAGAAAGAAGAGAAAGCGTATTACGTTTAGCTAGATTGCTAGGCTATAATTCTAAAAGAAACATCTGCGCCAGCGGTTTATTAAAATTTACTACTATTTCTACTACAGAAGATATACTTGATAGTAACGGAAGAAATTTATCTGGACAAGTAATTTCCTGGAATGATTTATCTAATCCTGATTGGTACGATCAGTTTATTAGAGTATTAAATGGTGCGTTACCGTTTACTGCTCGATTCGGCAGTCCAATTGATAAAAAGAACATTTATAGTATCCCAACCGAGCAATATAGATTTCAATCAGCCAATGCTGATGTTCCTGTGTATACGTTTACAAAAGCTGTAGACGGAAGAAATATGATTTTTGAAATTGTGTCGACTTCTTTTAAAGATGCCGACGAAATTTATGAAGAGCCACCGTCACAAGGAAATAGATTAGCATTTTTATATAGAAATGATGGCAAAGGCAATGCTAGTCCTAATACAGGATTCTTTTTACATTTTAGGCAGGGAGTGCTGAATCAAGGAACTTTTACAATCGATCAACCAGGTACGAATGAAACAGTTGACATAGATGCAGTGAATATCAATAATTCTGATGTATGGTTGTATCGACTAGATCAAAACGGATTAGAATCGGAATATTGGAAAAAAGTTCCTAGTTTAGAAGGTAACAACATTATCTATAATAGTTTGTCAAAGTCTATAAGAAATATTTACGGAGATATTACTAGAGCCGGCGATAGAGTCAGCATAGTGTTTAGTGATGGAACTTTTGGCAATTTACCGTTAGGTACTTTTAGAGCTTATTATAGAGTAAGTAATGCGTTATCTTATACAATTAATCCAAAAGATATTCGAAATGTTAACTTAGAGATTCCGTATTTTTCTAATGTAGGCCAACTTGAAACTGTAACTATCACTTTAAATTTACAATCAGCGGTTAACAATTCTAGCGAAACTGAATCTAGTGATAATATTAAATCTAGAGCACCAGCAGTATATTACACTCAAAACAGAATGATTACTGCGGAGGATTATAACATTAGTCCTCTTAGTGTTAATCAAGAGATTGTAAAAGTAAAAGCTGTGAACAGAAGTTCTAGTGGTATTAGTAGATACTTTGATTTAGTAGATCCTACAGGAAAATATAGTAAAACGAATTTGTTTGCAGATGATGGAATATTATACAAAGAAGAGTTTTCAGAAACTTTTAAATTTAATTACGTAACTAGAACAGATATTGAAGGTGTAATTTATAATCAAATTACTGATATTCTGAATAAAAGTTCTTTAAGAGATTTTTATTATTCCAAATTTTTTAAAATTTTAGTTTCTAGTTTGAATATATCCTGGTATTCTAAATCTAATGATACTAATCAGTGTACAGGTTATATTGGTGATAGCGATTTAGCATTCACTTATAAAGTAGGAAATTTTACTAATACTTTGTTAAGATTTATTAAAATTGGAGCATTAGTAGAATTTAGAGCACCTGAAGGTTATTATTTTGATAAAAATAATAATAATGAACTAGTTCAAGGATCTGCTACAACACCTAATAGTACAACTAGTCTTTGGACCAAAATAATAAGTGTATCAGGAGATGGAACTAATAATAATACCGGCGAATTATCTGACGGATCAGGCCCAATTATTTTAAATGATGTTATTCCTTCTAACGCTATACTTTATCAATTAATTCCTACATGGATTTCTTATCTTAATCAAAGTACAATTTCTACAATGATCGATTTAATATTTTCAGATAAGCCGTTTGGTCTAAGATATGATATTGATGCATCAGAATGGAAAATAGTTTTTGAAGTAAACCTTGACATCTTAAGTAATTTTAGTTTAGGACAGCAAGGCGATAATAGTGGCCAACAACTTGACTCAAGTTGGTTAATTTTATTTTCAACTGATACAGAAAATTATACAGTTAAAAGTCGTCAAATAAGATATGTATTTGAAAGTGATAAACAAGTAAGATTTTATTTTGATTCTAGCGACAAAATTTACGATACTAGAACTAATACAACAGTTAAAGATAAAATTAAAGTTTTAAGTATCAATACTGATCTTACATCAGGCGGGTTACTTCCTTACACATACGATAAAGACTGGGAAATTCTAGAAGAGTTTAGAGGAATAGATGGGTATATAGATACTAAAAAAATTCAAATTACTTTTAATGATAATGATGATGATGGAGTAGTTGATAATCCAGTAATTTTTGATGAAATTGTTGCACCCACTATTGATCCGTTATCAAAATATGTTATCCAAGAAAAGTATGAAATTTCCCAAGGTCAAGAAGATTATCGTTGGGTAGAAAATACAGGACAAGTTATTGTCTTATCTACTGAAGAAGATTTAAGTATTAGTTTGTATAATAACGGACAATATTTTTATTTTATAGATACTGACGTTGTGAAAAAATTAGATAAAGTTCAAAATTTACTTAATGTAAGTTTAGATTATAAAGTTTATCCGGGAAGAGCAAATATTAAATTTCAATATATTCATAATGCTGATTATGAAGCCCGCATAGATCCAGGAGTATCTAATATTATTGATATCTATATATTAACAAAACGATATGATGAAAAATTTAGACAATGGTTAACAGGAACAATTGCCCAAGAACCATTGCCACAGAGTTCAGATAGTTTATATAATTTACTTTCTCAGGATTTAAATAAAATTAAATCTATTAGTGATGAAGTAATATATCATCCAGTAAAATATAAAATATTATTTGGAGAAAAAGCAACTCCAGATGTACAAGCAACATTTAAAATTGTAAAAAATCCAGATTTAGTTATTACAGATAATGATGCTAAAGCAAATGTTCTTAATGCAATTAATGAATTTTTTGCTCTTGAAAATTGGGACTTTGGTGATAATTTTTATTTTTCAGAATTGTCAACATATGTTATGAGAAGATTAAGTCCTAACATAGTTAATTTTATTATTGTCCCTAAAAAAGAATCAGTCAGCTTTGGAGCTCTTTATGAAATTAAATCAGAAAAGGATCAAATTTTTATCAGCGGAGCTACAGTAAAAGATATAGAAATTATTAGTACTGTTACAGCTAATAAATTAAAAGCGTCTGGAGCAATATCAGCAAGCTCTACAGCATCTGGACAACAAATGATTACAAGTACGGAGAATAATTAATGTCACAAATGGATCAAGAAGAACCTAGTTTACCTACTAATAAATCCGTTCAGAGATCATCTGTTGATCTATTACCTAGATATTTTAGGACTACAGGCAACAGAAAATTTTTACAATCGACTTTAGATCAATTAATTCAACCAGGATCTGTTAAAAAAGTAAACGGATTTATTGGGCGTAAAAATTCTAAAGCAGTAAAAGCAGATGATATTTTCGTTAATGCTAGCGACGTAACCAGACAAAATTATCAATTAGAACCAGCCGCAGTTATCCAAGACGATTTTAATAATGTCACTTTCTTTAAAGATTACATTGATTATATCAATCAAATTAAAGTCTTAGGTGGAAATGTATCTAATCACGAAAAATTAAATCGTCAGGAATCCTATAGTTGGAATCCGTTTATAGATTGGGACAAATTTGTAAATTTTCAAAATTATTACTGGTTACCTTACGGTCCTGATGTTATAGAAGTTTTCGGACAACAAGAAGAAATTATTAGTACGTACAGCATATTATTAGTTGACGAGGGCGATAATTACGCATTTCTATTCAGCCCAGACGGCCTAATAAGAAATCCTACTCTAAGACTTTACAGAGGTCAAACATACGTTTTTCAAATTAATTCTCCTAATAATCCGTTTAGTATAAAAACTTCTAGGGTTCAGAGTACTGATAATAGATATAATAATGGAGTTATTAATAACGGTACAGCTAATGGCACTATTACTTTTACTGTGCCATCTAATGCACCAGATGTATTATTCTATGTTAGTGAAAATGATGCTAACGCCGGTGGCGTATTTCAAATTTTAGATATTGAAGAAAATACCTTTTTAGATTTAGAAAAAGATATCTTAGGTAAGAAAACTTATACTATGTCTAACGGTATACCCATGTCCAATGGTATGAAATTAAAATTTTCTGGAAGATTAACTCCAGAAATTTATTCAAACGGATATTGGTATGTTGAGGGTGTAGGCACAGGAATTAAATTAATACCAGAATCGGAACTTGAAATAGTTAGTTCTTATTCAGAAACAAAAGATTTATTATTTGATGATACAGGTTTTGACCTTGATACTTTTAGTTCTTCAAGCACTTTTGCCGGAAAAAAGGATTATATTACAATCAGTCGAGGATCAATAGATAGAAATCCGTGGTCTAGATATAATCGATGGACTCATAAAAATGTTATAGAAGCAGCAGCGCAAGCTTCGAACACAGTGGCAGTTTTTGATCAAGAACGTCGAGCAAATAGACCAATTATTGAATTTAAGAATAATATAAAACTTTACAATTTTGGACACAAGTCTAAAAAAGACGTAGATTTGATCGACAATTTTACTATTGATGTATTTTCAACTATCGAAGGAAGTTTAGGATATAATGTAGATGGAGTTGATCTTACAAATGGAATGAGAATTCTTTTTACAGCCGACGAAGATATTCTTGTAAAAGACAGAATTTTTAAAGTTAATTTTATTAACGTAGTAATTCCAAGTAGACAATTTACTTTTAACGCTGAAACACAAGTTAATATAGAAACTAATACTATTAGTGTTAGTTCACCGCATAACTTGTCATCTGGTGATCAAATTGTTTATCTTAATAATGGAAATACCAGTGTTGGCGGCTTAGAAAATAGAAAAATATATTATGTATATGTGGTCGATACATTAAGAATTCAACTGTTTAATGACAAGTTATTAACTGTGCCTGTTGATATTTTAGCAATAGGAGACGAGCTTCATAAGTTCGAAGTTTACAATGGCTTACGTAGACAGATTAATCTTACTGAAGAGCCTGATTCAGCTCCTTTATTAAATGAAACATTGTTAATAAAATCTGGAGTTGAAAACGGAAGTTATATGTACTGGTATAATGGTACAACTTGGAAATATGCACAACAAAAACTTAAAGTAAATCAGCCACCTCTATTTGATTTGTTTGACGAAAATGAAGTCAGCTATTCTGATTCACTTGTTTATGATAGTAGCACTTTTCAAGGAAATAAAATTTTTAGTTATAAAACAGGAACAGGAGTATCTGATCCTAGTCTAGGATTTCCTTTAGCTTATAAAAATATAAACAATGTTGGAGATATTGTTTTTGAATTTAATTTATTAAATGAATCTTTTAGATATAAAGAAATTACATCAGTTAAAACTAAAAATACTGATATTGCATACTTAAGACAACTTGAAGGCTTAGATAATTATTCCTATGCCAACGGATGGACAAAAACACAGATTAATAATTTACAACCAATAGTTAGAATATTCAAAAATTCAAATTTGGTGAACGATTTTCCTATAGATGTGTTTGATAATCAAAACGATTTAGATGATCTGGAAGTAAGAGTTTATATAAATGGTTTATATTTAAGTAAAGATAAATTTAGTATTGAATCAAACATAGTAAGAAAATACGTCCATTTAACTCAGAATGTTTCTACAAATGATGTAGTAACTTTAAAGTGTTTTTCAAAACAAAATAAAAATAATAATGGTCATTATGATATTCCTTTAAACTTACAAAATAATCCTTTAAACGACAATGTCAACGAATTTACATTAGGAGAAGTTATTGATCATGTAGGTTCAATAGTTGAAAATGTAGAAGGATTTTCTGGTGAGTTTCCGGGAGCTAACAATTTACGAGACTTAGGTGATGTATCTGGATATGGAACAAGATTTTTACAACATGCTGGACCTTTAAATTTATCTGTATATCATCTTGGACAAAGAAACTTTAATATTTTTAAAGCTTTAGAAAAAGCTAAAGATGATTACGGTAAATTTAAAAGAAGTTTCTTAGTAGCTGCTTCTAATACCGGAATAGAAACTGAAGCCAGACTTCACGTAGATTATGTGTTAGAACAAATGGGCAAAAATCAGGCAAGTAATAAACCATATTATCTTTCTGATATGTTTGCTTATACAGTGGCTAACAAACTAGAATACATTATTGAAGATCCAAGATTAAAAATTTATCCAATGACAAATAATTTTAATCTTACTTCATTATCTAATAAAGCCGTCTATCTATATCTAAATGGAGAACAACTCTTACATGGAAGAGATTACGAGTTCGGTGATGATGTTTTTATCACTATAAATGCAGAATTGAATGTCGATGACTATTTAGAAATAGTAGAGTACGAAAGTACCGACGGATCATTTTGCCCGGCTACTCCAACGAAATTAGGATTATATCCTAAATATGAACCTAAAAAGTTTGTTGATGATACGTACCTAGAACCAAGAGAAGTTATCCAAGGTCACGATGGTAGTATAACATTGGCATACGGTGATTATAGAGATGACATGTTATTAGAACTTGAAAAAAGAATTTTTAATAATATTAAATCTAACTATGATACAACTATTTTTGACATTTACGATATTATTCCAGGTTATTCTAGAGCAACATCTTTCTCAAAGAATGAATTTGATGAAGTGTTAAGTAAATTCTTTTATCAATGGACATTGTTAATCAACGAAGATTATACTCAGCAAACATACTGGGACAGACTAAATCCATTTACATTTAATTATAGAGGAAACTTTACTCCAGAAGGACAAGATATTCCAGCATTTTGGAGAGGTGTATATAATTGGTTATTAGATACAGATAGACCTCATACACATCCTTGGGAATGTCTAGGATTCTCAATAGAACCTAAGTGGTGGATAGAAACATATGGTCCTGCACCTTATACCTCTGATAACAGAATTCTGTGGGACGATATAGCACAAGGTATTATCAGAGAACCTGATCAGCCAATTAGAATAAATGAAAAGTTTGCTAAACCTATTTTACAATACGGAACGCCAGTAGACAATCAAGGAAATTTAGCAGATCCTGTACGTGCTAATTTTGCTCAAGGGCCTTTAAAACCAACATCAGAGGGTTATTATGCATTTGGAGATCAAGGCCCAGTTGAATCTGCGTGGAAAAAATCTAGTTTTTATCCATTCAGTATTATACAGACTCTTTTATTATTACAACCTAATAAAGTGTTGTCGTCTTGTTTCGATATTTCAAGAACAAAGCGCAATTTAAACAACCAACTAATCTATAATGAAACAGGACTAAGACTAAAACTAAAAGATTTAGTATTGCCTACTACTATTGCTCAAAGTGATAGAATTTATACATCAGGATTAGTAAATTATATTGTTGATTTTATTAGCAGCGATTTGTTATCGTTAGTAGATACTTATAAAGATGATTTACAACGTTTAACTAATAAAATTGGATCTAGAATAGGTTCTTTTACTAGTAAACAAAAGCTACGTTTATTGCTTGACAGTAAATCTCCGACTAGTACTGGCGGAGTATTTGTTCCCGAAGAAAACTACAATTTATTTTTAAACACATCTAGCCCAACTAAAAAGATAGTGTACAGTGGAGTTATAGTTACAAAGTATCCTGACGGTTATGAAATTAGAGGATATGATTTAGATAATCCTTACTTTGTATATTATCCATATAATCAAACTGGAACAGTTATTAAAGTAGGAGGAATAAGCGAAAGTTTTGCTGATTGGACATCAAATAAAACATATGCCGCCGGTAAAGTTGTCTTATATCAAGGAAGCTATTACAGAGTAAAGACTACACATCAAACAACAGATTCATTTGATAATGAATTATATGCAAAATTGCCAAAACTTCCAGAATCTGGAGGAGTGGAAATTATTTTAAGAAAGTCTTGGGATAATAGAAATCCAATCACTTTAGCATACGGAACTAAATTATCTACAATACAAGAAGTTGCGGATTTTATTCAAGGTTATGGAGAATATTTAGAACAATTAGGATTTGTTTTTGAAGAATTTAACAACGAATTACAAACTGTAACTAACTGGAAAACTTCATTGCAAGAATTTGCATTCTGGACTACGCAGAATTGGAAAGAAGGATCCGTCTTAGCATTAAGTCCTGCTGCGCAAACATTAGTGTTTAAAACAAATCTTGAAGTAATCAATGATATTAAAGATCCATTTTACGGCTATAAAATTTATAGAGTTGACGGCAACTTGTTAGATACATCTTTATTACAAGTATATAGAAATAAAAATGATTTTTATCTTGAAGTTAAAAATTCTAATCAAGGAATTTATGGAGCAGTCTTATATACAATTCAAAAAGAACATGTACTTGTAATTGATAACACTACTTTATTCAATGATGTAATTTACGATTTAGCCCCAGGCTATCGTCAAGAAAGAATTAAAGTTTTAGGATACGTTGCTTCTGAATGGCTAGGTGGATTTGAAATACCTGGATTTATATACGATGAAGCCAAAATAAATGATTGGGGAATATGGACAGATTATAATTTAGGTGATATTGTAAAATTTAAAGAATTTTACTACAGCGCCAAACGTTTTGTTTTAGGATCTGAGGAATTTAATTTCGAAGATTGGCATAGACTAGAAGAAAAACCCGAGAGCCAACTATTGTCAAATTGGGACTACAAAGCCGATCAATTTAGAGATTTTTATGATTTAGACACTGATAACTTTGATTCAGAACAACAAAGACTAGCTCAACATTTAATAGGATATCAAAAAAGACAATATTTAGAAAATATTATTAAAGACGACGTTAGCCAATATAAATTTTATCAAGGTATGATAGTAGAAAAAGGCAGTCAAAATGTCTTAAGTAAACTTTTTGATACCTTGAGTTTAGACGATCAAGAAAGTTTAGAATTTAATGAAGAATGGGCACTTCGAGTAGGAGAGTTCGGAGCATCGGATGCGTTTGAAGAAATTGAGTTCAAGTTAGATGAAAATTTATTTAAACTAACTCCGCAGCCTGTCGAATTAACATCTAATGTAAATTTATCATTAACAGACTATGTTATAAGACAACGCCCAACTGACGTATATGTTAAACCAGTTATCTACAACAGTAATCCTTGGCCGTTAGGAAACGTAAAACAATTTTTAAGATCAGCAGGATTTGTAAGATACGACGATGTTCAGCTAGCGATTGATACTTTAGACGAATTATTAGAACAGGACATATCAGAACTAATTGAAGGTAATTATATCTGGTGTGCATTCGATACAGTTAAAAATAATTATTGGAATGTTTACAGATTAACAAATTCAAATATAAACGTTGAATCTGTCAAATTTACCGAAACAGGATTTACGATAACTTGTGATAAAATTCCTAGTATTCAAGTAGGTCAATACATCGGTATAGATCAGAATGAACAAATTAAAGGATTTTATAAAGTTGAATCTATTCAAGGAAGAACTTTTACTGTCAATAAAGATTTCGCAGGACAAGATGTAGAAGTTTTAGATAGTACTGTCTTTACTATATTTGTACTTACTTCTAATAAAATAGATAATATTAATTTTGCCAATGAATTTTTACCTCCTATTATTAAATCAAGTGAATTAATATGGGTAAACAACATCGGAGAAAATTTAAAAGGAGTTTACGAAAATAATAAAGTTTATAATAGATTATCTTTTGAAACTCCGGAACCTAAACAAAATCTTAAGTTTGGTTTAAAAGTTTCTTCTACAAAAGATGGATCGACATGTGCTGTAACTACATCAGATAATCGAGTAATAATTTTTAGTAAATCTGTAAGTGATGTTAAGTGGGTTGAAACTTTTGTAATTGAACCTAAAGATAATATTTTCCCATCTGATATCGACGGCGGCGCCGCATATAGGGCAGCACAAGGATTTGGTTACGAAACCGCGTTCAGTCCAGACGGCGAATGGTTGGCAATCGCTGCTCCATTAGCAAGCCGTATTCGCTCCGGCTGGCAAGGGGATTTTAACGAAGGTACTACGTATCAGTTTGCCGACGCAGTAAGAATTCGAAGTACGCACTGGTATGCTAAAAGTACTATCTTAGGTGACAGCTCAGTCGATACATACGATAATTTAGAATGGTTAGATTATCCGGGTTCAGGTTATCCAACAACAAACACAATTTTAAATCCAAAATTTGGATCTAAAGTATACGATGAATTTAGATTTAGACGAGATTGGACACCAGCATACTTAATTAATACAGATAGAAGTAAATCACCGAGTACTTTAACAGAACAAGGGTATGTCAATCTTTATAAAAAACAAGCAGATGGAAAATATGTTATTGTACATAGTTTTGTAAGCCCGGAGCCATCAAATAAAGAAAGATTCGGAAGTAAAATGACTTTTGCAAAACAAGGAAATGATTATGTTCTTGCAATTAGTAGCCCAGGGTATCAGTTTGATAACGATTTACAAAGAGGTCGTGGCCGTGTCTATATGTTTAGATATGGAGAATCTGAAGTAGATAGTACTGTTAGTTTCTGGAAAATGGATTATAATAGATTTTATACCGGAGCGTTTAGTTCATTTAATCAGTATTATCCAGGCGATATTGTTTTAAATCCAGCTAATAATCAATTGTATAGATGTTTAGCATTACAAGATCCTACACCAATCGAGACTAATCCTAGTGCTTGGGAACTTGTAACTTCTGCAACATCTATTTTAGGATATTTCCCTCAAATTGTTGTAGATAATATTGAAATAGATAATAATGTTATTTTTGATTCTAGTTACAAATTTCCTCCTCCTTTAAAAAATAATTCTGTTGAATTAGTATTTTCTGGAGATCAATTTGGACATGATGTTAGATTAAGTGCAGAAGATGGTAATACATTGATTATTTCTGCTCCTTATTCTGACGAATTTAATTACGGAAATTTTAAAGGAAAATTCAAAAGAACTATCATTTATTCTAAAGGAGATATCACATATCATCAAGGAGGATTTTGGCAGTATGCTGTTGATAGTGATAGCAATCCTAACGAAGATGAGTTTATTGAAAGTGAATGGGAACTATTAAACGTTCAATATGAAGATTCGTCTTACGGATATCAAGGAAGATTTCAACTTAACGGAAAATATTATCCAGGCGATGTTGTATATCAAGAAGAAATTATATCTGTAACTCCAAAAAAAACAAAAGCTACTTTATTTCAATGCATGAGTCATTGGATAGGCGATGGCAGTTCTGGAACTAATTTAGAAGAATCTCATGAATGGAAAAAATTGTTCCCAAGAACTACAAATACAGGAAAAGTTTTTGTCTATAAATTTGACGGCGCTGCATATTCTCTTTCTCAAACATTAGGAGCTAATCAAGATTTAGGAATAGCTAAAGAAGAAAGATTTGGAGAATCCATAGCTGTGTCTGATGACGGAACTACAATTGCCGTTGGTAGTGTATTAGCCGACAAAATTACAACTGATCAAGGCAAAGTTGTAATTTTTAAACAAGCATCGGATGTCTATTATAAACAACAAGATTTATATTCGCAAAGAGCTGAACCAAGAGAAAAGTTCGGTTCTTATGTAGACTTTATGAATAATGGAGAAACTTTAGCTGTATTCTCTGCTAATGGCGATATTGAAAAATATTACAGTTTTTGATAAGACACGTACTACATTTGATAATAACTTCTTACGAATAGTGGATTTACAAGTAGATACCGGAAGAGTAGACATCTATGATAGATATGATGTTAATTACATTTACGGCGAAAGTTTAACAACACCTTATTTGGACGAAGATTCTACTATCAATGATTTATCAGACAATTACGGATATAGTATTTCGGTATCAAATAATAATATATTAGTATCTGCTCCATTAGAGGATAGTTTAGTATTATCTAATATTGGAAAAATTTATAGTTATAGTAAACCTGCTGGAGATTTATCTTGGAAATTAAAATATGTAGAGCATAAGGCTCCTGATACTACTAAAATTAAAAAGACATATTTGTATAACAGAATTACAAATTCTTTAGTTTCTTACCTAGACATCATTAATCCTCTACAAGGAAAAATTGCTGGAACTGCGGATCAAGAAATAAAATATAAAACTTATTTTGATCCAGCAATATATTCAGTAGCATCTGAGAATTTAAATGTCAATGATGGATTAAAATGGGATGAAAAGCACGTAGGTATGCTTTGGTGGGATCTTAATAGAGCTAAGTTTTTAGAAAATAGTGTAGGAGAAATTGTATATCGTTCTACTAATTGGAACAAATTGTACAAAACTTCTAGCATTGACATATATGAATGGGTAGCTTCTCCTTATCTTCCTTCAGAGTGGGACAGATTATCTGAAACTGAGGAAGGTTTTTCTCAAGGAATAAGCGGAGCCTCTAAGTACGGTGATACGACGTACAGCGTTAAACGAAGATTTGATACCCTTACAAATACTTTTGTTTCTACATATTATTTCTGGGTCAAGAATCCTAATTTAATTCCTAATGTTAGCGGACGATCGATGTCAGCTGCCGATGTTTCTCGAATAATTTCAGATCCTGTAAGTTATGGATATCCTTGTGTGGCCCTTATAGGTACAGATAGTTTTTCCTTATCCAATGTAAAAAATCTTTTAGAAGATGATAAAGTTGTTCTTAATATACAATATTGGATAATTGATGACCTAACAAAGAACGTACATTCGGAATGGAAAATTATTAGCGAAACTCCTGATACAGTAATTCCTAAAGAGATTGAAAAGAAATGGTTAGACAGTCTAGTAGGAAAAGATTATCAAGATAGATTGTTACCAGATAAGCGTTTACCGTTTAAATTAAAATACGGTATAGAATCGCGTCCACGACAAAGTATTTTTATTAATCGTATTGAAGCATTGAAAGAATTTATAGAAAGAACTAATTTAGTTCTAAAAAATTTAGTTATTGTCGATTTCGCCGACTTAACAGATTTATTATCAACCGACGAAGAACCAAGTATTATTTCTGGATTATATGATAAAGTCATAGATTTAGACCAGGAATTAAGATTAATTGGTACTTCAAGATTAAAAGATGCATCGGTACAGTTAATAGTTAAAGATGGAAGAATAGTAGATTTTGAGATTACTAATCAAGGTTTTGGATATGTAAACGCTCCTTACATTAAGGTTGTAGGTAAAGGCAAAGGTGCTATTTTAAAATCGATAGTTTTTGATGGTAAAATTGTTGGTGTGAATATAATAGAATCTGGATACGGATACGATCAAGACACTTATGCAATTGTAAGACCGTATGCTGTTTTAATTAAAAATGATTCAGAATCTTTAAGTAATTGGGCAATAGTTAATTGGAATTCTAATAAAAAGAGATGGGAAAGAGTAAAGAAACAATCTTACAACGTAACTAATTATTGGGATTATATTGATTGGTATGATACCGGTTATAATCAATATACTCCAATAGACTTTGTTGTAGAAAATACATATCAATTAAGTTCTTTAGAATCTTCAATTGGATCAATAGTAAAGGTAAAAAATATAGGTACCGGTGGTTGGGTATTATTAGAAAAATATTCTAACTTAGTGACTATTGATTATACACAAAATTATAAAGTTATTGCAAGACAGAATGGAACTATAAAATTCAGTTCGTCTCTGTATAATTTTACTAATACAACTTTTGGATATGATGCGCAATTATATGATTCATTATATTATGACAATTTTGCAGAGAAAGAACTTAGAATTATCATTGACTCTATAAAAAATAAACTATTTGTCGAAGATTTGCGAATTGAATATATAAAATTATTTTTTGCAAGTTTAAGATATGTATTTAAAGAGCAATATTTTGTAGACTGGGCTATAAAAACAAGTTTTGTAAGTGCTAATCATAAAGCTGGCTATTTGCAGAAAAAAGTATCTTATAACAATGATAGTTTACAAGATTTTGAATCTTATATTCAAGAAGTTAAACCGTATAGAACTAAAATTAGAGAATATGTAAGTTCGTATTCCACTTTAGAAAATACACAAACTTCGATAACAGATTTTGATTTACTGCCATCGATACAACCTGATCTAGTTATAAAACCAGTTAATGCAAAAGTAGATGATTCTAACGGAAGTATTCAGTATTTTGATTCTGTTATGGAAACATATCCTTGGAAATTCTGGTTGGATAATGTCGGGTTTAGTGTTCAATCAATTGAAATTGCCGAAGCAGGGTCTGGTTATATTACTAGACCTGTGGTTCGTATAAATGGAGGATTTGGTTCTGGTGCTGTAGCAAAAGCATATATCAATGGAGGAAAACTTTCTAGAATTGATTTAATATCTCAAGGATCGGGATATCTTAAAGCACCTGAAGTAATAATTGATGGCGGACTAAGTGTTGGCGGAACTCCTGCAAGAGCAGTTGCAATTATAGAAAATAGTGTAGTTAGATCTAACAAATTAAGTATTAAGTTTGATAGAATCACTAGACGATATTATGTAACTGAGCTTATTGTTACAGAAACTTTTGTTGGTAATAACTCTAGAAAGCAGTGGCCTTTAAAATATAGTCCTAATTTAAATTATGACAAAACAACTGTTAAAATTAATGGAGTTGATATATTAAAATTTGATTATCAATTAAGTTCTAAAAAATCAACTGCTAAAGGATATACTAGTTATTCAGGATTAATTATTTTTGAAAATGCTCCTCAATCTAATTCTCAAGTAACAGTTACTTACGAAAAAGATTTTAATCACTTATCAGCCGCGGATCGAATTAATTTTTATTATGATCCTCAAAAAGGACAAATAGGAAAAGATTTGTCTCAACTAATGCAAGGTATAGATTTTGGTGGAGTGAACATAACTGGCTTAGGGTTTGATATCAATGGAGGCTGGGACAGTTTACCTTGGTATACAGATGGATGGGACGGATTTGATGCCGAGTTCGATGATTATATCGCCAGCGTTAGTGATAGTTCATATACCTATCACTTGCCGTACGTTCCAGCAGTTGGACAACAAATTAACATTTACCATAATGGAAGAAGAATAGATGACCCTTATTTTAGCGTTTATGATGGTGTAACAGTTCAACCAAACGGAAGAAAGATTCCTCCAGCAGGTACTATTATGGATACTTGGATAGGAGATGGAGTATCAGATACCATTACAATTCCAGATGGTGGAACTTTCGATATTGATTTGTCTCCAGGCGATAAATTAATTTTCAGGAAAAATACCAGTGATGGATCATATCCAGGCGATATTAATGAGTATGATACACAATTATCTGGAGGAAACTTAGCTTATACTACTGCTACAGGTTTTGCTCCTGACGACATTCTTTTAGACGGAGAAGGATTTATTACTCCTGCACATAGTCACGCTCCTGAAGAAATTGTTCCAGGGCACATTAGTGATACTGTTGCAATTAAGATGTTTAGATTGCCTAAATCTGGAAGTAGTACAATATTTTTTAACAATTATTTGGCTGACGGAGTAACGAATTCATATAGTTACGGACAAAATATAAGCAGTCCAAGTGCAATTATTGTAAAGTATAATGATCTTGTTTTAAAACAAGGCGTAGGGTATACTGTAGATTATGTTAATAATACTATTAGTCTAATTGATAATTTAGGTAATCCTCTAATTCCAAGTCAAAGAGAGCTTGTTAGTGTAATTGCTTTTGGGTTCGGATCTAACAGTGTATTAGATATTGGAACTAGTGTTTCTGATGGAAGTACCTTAGAAATAGTAACAAATGCTCCTTGGCCAAGATTACAAAATGATCGATTAGATACTAATGCTCTTGATCGCTTAGGATCAATAGTTATTGTTAATGGAGTTTACGTTAACTATGAATTATTTGAAACAGATGCTACTTATGCCAGCCCGCATAGAGTAGGAATACGTTTAGCAGATGCTCCATTAGATGGTACTGATATACATTATATTCTAACAGGCGACAATAATCAAAGTTTAAGTACAGTATATTCTTATCAAGTTCCTGCTGATGGATTTGCAATTACTTATACATTGCCTGATAATACTGTTGGAACTAGCACACCTTACGAAAATAACGTGTTAGTAATTAAAAATGGACAAGTGTTAACTTCCGGAATAACAACTAATTTTGTCATGCAAGATAATCAACTAGTTTATAACTTCCCTCCGTATAAAGCTGAGCCATTTACCATTAACCCAACAGAATTCTTTGTTTATGTAAATGGTGTCGAGTTAGTCAAAGGCGAAGATTATGTATTTTCTAGCGGAACATTAACTTTAACTTTATCAAAAGAAAACTATGTTGAAGGCGGAACACTGACTTTGCTTGATTATAGTGCTTCGGATTATTTCTTTATAGGAAATGATATTACATTCTTAGATTCTCCTCAAGTATCTGACGATATAAGAGTTATTAGTTTTTATAATCACAACACTGAAAAAATTATAAGAAACTATGAAAGATTCGATATCAATGCAAGTTTAATCCCAGGAACATCGTCATATTTTGAATATACAAAAATTCGAGGCGGTTCTATTAGATTATTTAGAACAGTTAAAAGAGATGATTATATTTGGGTAATTAAAAATAAAATTTTACTGTCTCATAGTGTAGATTTTTATCTAGATGATGATCTTAGAACAATTAAATTCGCAGATAATTTTGAAGAAACTGACAAGTTAGAAATAATCTTGTTCGATGATAACAATGTACAGTTAGGGTACGGTTATATGCAATTTAAAGATATGCTTAATAGATTCCATTATAAGAGAATTAGAAAATCTAAGTCAACAAGATTAGCTACAAACTTGTTACAGAAAGCATTGACTATAGAAGTAGAGGATGGAAGTGTGTTATCAAAACCAAATCCTTCAAAAAATCTTCCAGGAATTGTTGAAATTAATGGAGAAAGAATAGAATATTTTACATTAAATGGTAACACTTTAGGGCAGTTACGTAGAGGAACATTAGGAACTGGCACTCCGGAAGTTCATATAGCCAAGACTTATGTAATTGATATAGGTCCTACAGAAACAATACCTTACAATGATCAACATATTGTCGAGACATTTATAGGAGACGGTAGCAGTCAGGATTTATTGTTAAATTATAATGCTAATGTTAGCACTACTGATTGGTACAGAGATACTATTCCTGAAACTTTTGGAAGATCTGATGAACTAGATGTGTTTGTTGGAGGATATCGATTGAAGAAAACTTCTTACGAATTGTACGAAGATTCTAATAGTCAGCCATATAGTCCAGAAGGAGATACACAATTTGAAGCAGAGTTTAGTGTAGATGGAACTAATAAATTAAGATTAACCAGAGGAGCACCTGATAATTCTAAGATTGTAGTAGTTAAAAAACTTGGAAGAGCTTGGGAAGATGCAGCTAATCCAGTTCAAATTTTTAGAAACGTTCGCCCTTCATTCGGTGATGCTTCATTTGATGTAACTAAGGTAAATTCTAACTACACAGTAAAATTAATAGATGCAGGTACTGTTTATAATCAAGGAGATACTTTATATCTATCAGGCGCTCAATTAGGTGGCTCAAGTCCTGAAAACGATATTAACATAACTGTTACTGAAAGCCTTGCAACTAGAGGAACTAATTTCGCTAAAAATGCGAAAATTTATCCAGGTGGCTCATTATTCAGTGCCGGATATTTTATTATAGGTGAAAGTTATGTTATTGATTTTGTAGGCACTACAGATTTTACATTAGTTGGCGCCAGCTCAAACACAGTAGGCGTAGAGTTTGTAGCAACAGGAGCAGGTACAGGTAGCGGAAGTGCATTTATTCTTGTAGGATTGCCTAATCCGTCAGAGCAATTGTTTACTATGGCATCTGGAACTGCAAACATTTTGTGGTATAACGCATACTTTATAGGTAACGGAGGTTCAGGTTATATTAAAAGTATTGATAATACTGGTACAACTGGCTCGTTTATTGTAGAGCTAGATAACGAGTTGAACAACAAATCATCGATTATGTCAAAAGAATGGGCAGTATATCCAAATAAAGATCCTCTCCGTTCAATTGTTCAGTTTACATATACAGGAACCGGGTTAGAAAATGGATTTGTATGCAAGAGTTTATCGGAATCTAATAATCCTATTGCAGATTTCTTAAAAAATACAGAAACTGTATTCCCTGAATACGTAACAACTCAAAGTACTAATATAAAGTAAAGTTAAAATACCATATTATAGGACTTGATAAATAATACATTAAAAGAGACCGCTATGCAAGGAAAAGACTTATCTGGAATACATATTGAAGGACACATAAAAATCTGGGATCCTTCTACTGGCGAAGTATATAGAAATAAAAGAAATGCTATTCACTATGAAAACATTAGCATTGCTTTAGCAGAATCTATAGCTAATTCAGGGCAAGGATTTATTTATGAAATGGCGTTTGGAAACGGTGCAACTACTGTTGATCCTACTGGAATCATAACATACTTAACTCCTAATTCTACAGGAATAAATGCCGGATTGTATAATCAAACTTATTCAAAAGTAATTGATGATAGATCTGTGGCTAATTTAGATCCTGTTAGAAATAAATTAGAAACTAGACATGTAACTGGAACTAATTATACTGATGTTTTTGTTACTTGTTTGTTAGATTATGGCGAACCAGCAGGTCAAGAAGCATTTGATAATGTGACTAACAACGAAAGCGATTTTGTTTTTGACGAAATAGGATTAAAATCATATAGTTCTACAGGACAAAGTAGATTGTTAACTCATGTTATTTTTCACCCAGTACAAAAAAGCTTGAATAGATTAATTCAAGTAGATTATACAGTACGAATTCAAAGTCTTACAGGTTTAAGTGAGGTAGCTTAATGAGTTATACTATAAATTTTACAGATGCACCAAATAACCCAGGCGGCATAACAGTAGAAGATCAATCAATTAATGAAAATAAAAGTATCAAATTTATAGGAAAAAATTATACCGGCTATGCTAAAGTTATTGCAGAAAACTTTCTACATCTTTTAGAAAATTTTGCAAAAGCAGAAGCACCAAATAATCCAGTTATTGGTCAATTATGGTATGATACAGATTCTAATAACGATCCTTCGCAACCTCAGTTACTAGTATACGACGGCACAAACTGGCAACCAGCTGGCACTGTAAAGAAAAAATCTTCTCAACCATTAGCATCTGAAAGTGTTATCGGTGATTTATGGGTAGATACTGCTAATCAGCAATTATATCTATGGTCAGGATCTAGTTGGATTTTAATTGGTCCAGAATTTAGTGCAGGAACAGTTACTGGTCCTAAAGTTGAATCTTTAGTAGATACTTTAAATTCTGAACAATTTGTAATTAGTTTATATGTCGGCGATGAACGTATAGCCATTGTAAGTTCTCAAGAATTTACACCTAAATTATCTGTTGATGGATTCAGCAAAATTAAAAAAGGCATTAATTTAAGAGATACAAATGATAGTGGTGTTACTAATATAGGTAACAGTGCCTTTAGATTTGTAGGATCTGCTACTAATAGTGAAAAATTAGGCGGTATTGAATCTGCAAATTTTGTAAGAAATGACATTAATAGTACAACTAATGGTAGTTTTAGTATTAGAAATAATGCTGGTCTTATTTTAGGTTCAGATTTGTCTGTGAGTTTATCGAACACTAATACAGGTGCTACTGTTTTATATAATAAAACAGAAGGTTCAAGTATTTTTATAAGGACAAATCAAGACGGAGCAGCTCAGGATGCTATTACAATAACAGGTGCTAATGTAGGAATTAATAAAACTAATCCAGTTTATGAATTGGATGTATCTGGAACAGTAAGAGCTAGCAATAATTTGTTTGTTACCGGAACAAATAATGCAGTAGATTTAAATACCGGATCGATCAGAACTGCCGGCGGTCTTAGTGTTCAAAAAAGTTTACATGTTGGCCAAGGAATAACTGTAACTGGAACACTAACTGGAAATAATATTGTACCAGATACTACAGGAATTTATGACATAGGCACTGAGGATACAACTTTTAGAAACATATATGCATCAAAAGTTATATCTTCAAATTTTGAAGGATCTTTTTCAGGACAACTGATAGGATCAGTCACAGGAAGTGCTAGCCGTTTAGCAAGTTCTACTAACTTTAGATTAATAGGGGAAGTAACTAGTAATACTGTAAGTTTCAATGGTCTTCAATCTGGAGGTGTAGCAGAATTTACATCTACAGTGAGTTCAGACTTTATTTCAAATAAACTTTTGGTTAACTCAGTTAATAATGATGATTTGTTATTAATTCAAAGACCAGCTACAGGGTTACAAAAAGTTACTGTATCTGGACTTTTTTCAAAAGCAGGAGTATTGCCAATCGGAGCTTTGATGCCTTTTGCAGGATCTGTTGCTCCAAATGGATTTGTTTTATGTGACGGAAGCGAATATTTAATTAGTGAATATACTGAATTATGGCAAGTTATAGGTTATACATATAAACCTTTAGGATTACTACAAGGACTTAACACTTTTGCTGTTCCTGACCTAAGGGGAAGATTTCCTTTAGGTTTAGATAACATGTTTAGTGACACAAAAGTTCCTAAAAATGATGGCTCAGGAGATTTAATCTATACGATCGGATCCAATGCTAGCCGTGTTAATGCAACTGCTGCAAACACTATTGGTTCAGGAAGCGGAGCTCAAGATACGCAATTGCAAACAAATCAGTTGCCAGAACATACACATGATATGAGAGGACTAACTTCCACAGGGGAAAAAGGGCAACAATATTATGCATTTAGAAATAGTTCAGACCCAGGCGGAGATGTTAATACTGTAAGTCATACTACTAATGGCCCTTCTCTACCGAATGAAGGACAGTATCTACCTAATAGTGGTGGAGTTAATAGTTCAATTTTAGGAGCAGCAGTTTCTCTAATGAATCCTTACATAAGTCTAAATTACATAATTTATACCGGAAAGTATTTTTAAGGAACTATGAATGACTTATCAAATTAATTTAACTAACGGATCTTTATTAACAGAAATTGTTGATAGTTCTATAGATCAACAAGCTACCGATTTAACATTAATAGGTAAAAATGTTTCTGGGTACGGTGAATTTTTAAATGAAAATTTTGTAAAATTATTAGAAAATTTCGCTGCCGAAACTGCGCCAAATCAACCAATAGTAGGTCAGCTATGGTATGATACTGCTGAAAATCGTTTAAAGGTATATGACGGTAACGGATTTAAAATTGGATCAGGTCCAATTGTATCCGGGACACGACCTCTTAGTTTTAGTCAAGGCGATTTATGGATTGATAGTGCTCAGAATCAATTATACTTTTATGATGGTGTTGACCTTCAATTAGCCGGACCAATATATTCTGCATCTCAAGGACGTTCTGGATTTGTAGTTGAAGATATTATTGATACGAATGGTTCAGGTAAAACAATAGTTAAACTGTTTTCCAATAATGTACTTTTAGGAATTTTCAGCACATCTGCTTTAGTGTTTACACCTGCTAGTGCAATTACAGGTTATACCGGAGACATTTATCCAGGATTTAATGAAGGAACATTGCCAGGATCAAAGTGGAGAATTACTGCTTCAAAAGCTGATGCTCTTTTAGATATTTCGGGACAATTAAAAACACCCTCGAATTTCATGAAAACTGATGAGAACACTTATACTACTGGTACATTAAGTGTTATTAATAATACTCCTTTAGTTTTAGGAACAGACAGTAATTTAGAAATAACCACTGATGCTTTTTTAACAGTAATTCAAAGCAATAGTTTAAATTCTAATATAAGAATTAAAGTTAGAAATAATGCTGGTTATCAAGAACCTATCTCAATAATTGCTTCTACAAAAAAAGTAGGAATATTTACACCAAACCCTGCTTATACTTTGGACGTTACTGGAGATACTAGAATTACTGGTAATCTTATTGTTAATGGAGGAACTACATCCATTAGCACAACTAATTTGTCAATCCAAGATCATCAAATTGAACTTGCATTAAATGATGATAGTAGTGTTAGCGACACATATGCGGATCAAGGTGGATTAGTATTAAGAGGTACTACAAATCATACAATTCTCTGGGATCAGCCAACAGCAACATGGAAAGCAAGTGAAAACTTTGATATATTTGATGCAGCCGCAGGCGCTAGAGCTTATAAGATTAATGGAACTACTGTTTTAGAATATACTGGATCTATTTTTAGATTATCAGCTTCAGTGACATCTGCACCAGGACTTACAAGTTTTGGTACATTATCGACTTTAACTGTAGATAATATTAATTTAAATGATAACCGTATTTCTAGTGTAAATGTCAACGGAGATATAGAGTTTGAGCCAAATGGCACAGGAAATGTAGTGCTTGTAGGAAGTCCTAAAATCACTGGTTTAGCTGATCCTACTACGGGCACTGATGCAGCAACTAAGCAATATGTTGATGTAAGTGTTTCTAGTAGAAATATTTGTTTTAGTATGGATATTACTGGACTAAATGATACTCAAATTGCAGATCAACTAGAACAATTAGCACCTGCAAATTATTATGAAATAGGAACTGAAGCTAGAATCCATTGTACTATACAAAATGTAACCTACTCAAATGTACAATTTACAACCACTCCTACTGGAGATTTCGTAAAAACTTATATTGATGTTGATAAATCGGACAATGTAGGACCTCAACCCAGTGAGCCGGTCTTGAAAGATTTCAGTATAAATCCAATTAATTTAGGTCCAGCAACTATTACAGTAACAAGAGTTAATAAATTATTCGAATTAGTATCAGATAGCTCAACTGCGGTATGGCAGTGGCAGATGGATTTTTAATAAATACAAAATAAGGGGTATAGTAAATGGCATATGTAATAGATAGATACAACGGTACAACTATAGCAACAGTTGAAGACGGGACTATTGATGTTACTCTTGATATAAAGCTAATTGGTAAAAATTATGCTGGATACGGTGAAATCCAGAATGAGAATTTTTTACATATGTTAGAAAATTTTTCAGGAGAAACAGCTCCTCCTCGCCCAATTAGCGGGCAATTGTGGTACGATAGTCTTACTAAAAAAATTAAATTTTATAACAATTCTATTTGGAAAACTGTAGGAGCTGAACCAGCAGGATCAAAACCTTCAGGCGGCACATTAGGTGATTTATGGTGGGATAGTGTAAACAAACAGCTATATTCCCATGACGGAACAGATTTTTATTTAGTAGGCCCACAAGCAGCCGAAGGGTTAGGAACTACCCAAATGAGATCACGGTCAGTACTTGATGACGCAGACGTTGCTCATGCAATTATTGAAGCAATAGTAGATGATGAAGTTGTTTACGTTATTTCTACAGACGAATTTACATTAAATGGAACAGTAAATCCAATTTTAGGGTTTAGTCTCATTAAGTCAGGGTTGACTCTAATTAATACTAGTACTTCAGGAGTAACTAGTAGCGATCACAAATTTTGGGGAACTGCTAGCAATGCATTAAAACTTAATGGAACTGATGCTAACAATTTTGTTACGAAAGTTGGCGGCAGCTTCTTAGACGCTGCAACATTTGTTGATGCTGGATTTACTGTAGGTGATAGTAATGATTTAAGTGTTTTAGTATCTGGTAGCGATGCATATGTAAAAAATCAAATTGGAGATAGAATCGTTTTTCAGACTACATCGTCAGGAACACAAACTCCGATGATTCTATTAGGAGCATCCATACTTCCAGGAGTAGACCTTGTATCAAATATTGGAAGTAGTTCTTACAAATATAATAATATCTACGCAAATTACTTATATGGTTCTGCCCAACAAGCAGATGCATTATCTGTAAATGGTATCTATAGAATAGCGGCAGTAAGTGAACCAGATATAGGAGATCCTGATACAATTGCTTGTAGAGATGCTAGCGGTAATTTAAGAGCTACTGAGTTTCAAGGAACTGCAACAAGTGCATATTTTGCTGACTTAGCAGAAAAATACTTAGCAGATCAAGAATATGAAGTAGGTACAGTAGTTGCCGTAGGCGGAAGCAAAGAAGTTACCGCTTGCCAAATTGGAGACAGAGCATTTGGTGCAGTAAGTGCTAATCCAGCATTCAAAATGAATGACGGATTAGTAGGTGGTACATACATTGCACTAAAAGGCCGTGTTCCTGTGAAAGTTTCAGGACCTGTAGAAAAAGGCGACAAATTAATGGCAGCTAGCAATGGTACAGCAGCACCTGCTCAAAGAATTTTAAAAGGACAGCAAGTGACATCTCGTAGTTTTCCAGATACATTTGCTATTGCATTAGAAACTAATTTAGACGATGGTGTAAAATTAGTTGAATGTGTTGTTTTGTAAGGATTAAACATTATGGCTATTACAGCAGACGATTATAATAATATAAGAAATAAGATAGTTGCAGTATTAGGAACAGGAGCGACTGGGTACGGGCAAACACTTGTCAGTAGTGCAGCAACTAGTACTTCTGTTATTAGCTCTACACTATGGAATAATTTAAGAACAGATATGAAAAAGGCCAGAACTCACCAAACTGGTCGAGATGAGGATCCTTACGCTCCTGCTACTTTAAATAGAACTTCTCTTATTTCTGAATCAGTTCGAGCAGCATTTGATGCTTATGCCGATAATATTGTTACAGATCAAAGAAGATTAGCATTTTCTCCTTTATCTGATGATACTATTGATCAAGCTCAAAAAGAAACATTCTTTACAAGCACCGGTTATCCATCAAATTGGAATAGTACTCTTTATTATCGAGCAAAAATAAAATTTGCTGATAATAATCAAGCAAGATATTTTTTTAATGCCGGCGGCGAGATAAGATTTTACGCATCAAAAAGTACAACTACCGCACTATCAAAAGATCAAGAATGGAGTAATATTATTGGAACCAGCACAACTAAAGATGGAACTGCTGGTTCTGGATTCGGTATAGTTGCTTATAAGTATAATTCAGTAGCACAATATACTTATACAGGAAATACGTTTGTAGATACGTCACCGGTTAATTTTGTTTCTTATTCAACACTAGGAACATCATATCCTGCATATAGTTTTTATACATCGGCATCTAGTTATACCAATAGTAACTTGCCAACAACAGCAACTACAATTTTTTCAAAAAGTGCTAGTTCATATGGTTCTAATATATACGATATTCGAATGTATGCTGACAGTGCTGCTTCTCCAACCGAGTTAACATTTTTGATTAGATTCCAAGATTTAGCTGGTGGCGCAGTTGATGAACAAAATTCACCAATAATAACTCAATATGTCGATATTCTCAGACCATATATTCCAGGAGGAGTTATAGTATCTGGACCAAGTTTAGCACTATCTTCTCAAAATGGCGTACAACTTGCTGCGTTAACTTAAATATATAATCAAAATTAAAGATTAAAAAATACCCTCCGCATAATTAATAAGTGCGGAGGTTTTCATGAATACTGATTTTGAAAAAGCATTTGAAATATCAAATTTGATGGCAGTAGTAGCCAATCAAAAAAAGTCATTAAAAGAAGAATTTGAGAATTCGACATTATATTTCTATAATGGCGGTACATTTAAAATTGATCAAACAATAATAGCATTTGTTCTATCATTAAAAATGATGGATCAAACTACCGCAGTGATTATTGATCAAAACAAGTTACCAATTTTTATTGAAAATATCAATACATTTTTGTCAAATATACTCGATTGTTATACTCGAGCATCTAATAAGTTCTTGACCGAATACAAAAAAATTCAAGATTCTAGAGAAATAGAAAGTATATTAAATGTATGAATAAAGGAGTTTTATTATTTGCTTTTCAAGGCGATATTGATTATATTTCTTTGGCAATATTTTGCGCTAAAAGAGTTAAAAAGTATCTAAATCTTCCTATATCTATAGTAACTGATTCTAAAGAAAATTTAGAGAAATTAAAACACTCAGGATTATTTGATAAAATCTTAGAAAGTTCGGATGATACTTCTCAAAAAAAGTTATTTTACAATGGTTCATCGACTTATCATAATTATGTTTGGAAAAATTCTAATCGATCCTTGTCATACGAGCTGACCCCATATGATCACACTATTGTTTTAGACGTTGATTATATTGTAAATTCAGACTTTTTGCTAAAATGTTTAGATATTGATAAAGATTTTTTAATTTTTAAAGACTCTTGTGATTTATCTTTTTGGAGAAATAGTAAAGAATTTAAGTATATATCAGATTATTCAATAGATTTTTATTGGGCAACAGTTTTAATTTTTAAAAAAACTAACAAAAATAAGATATTTTTTAATCTAGTTAATTATATTAAAGATAATTGGAATTATTATAGATCTCTCTATCAAATTTCTGACTCGAAGTTTAGAAATGATTTTGCATTTAGTATTGCAATACATATTTTTTCAGGATTTATAAGTAAGTCGTTTGAGAACATTATTCCTTCAAAAATTTATTATACTCTTGATAGAGATTACTTGTATAAAGTTGACGATAATTCTTGTACATTTTTAGTAGAAAAAGAGAATTTAGGTGGACAATATGTTCCTGTAAGAATTAATAATGTAGATGTACATGTTATGAATAAATTTAGTCTTATTGAAAATATACAATGAAAAGAGGACATTTAATTTTTTCACAAAATTCTGATATTGATTATGTTAGACAAGCATACACACTTGCATTGACTATTAAAAAACATAACGTTATTAATAATGTAACATTAGTAACAAATAACATAATTCCAGAAAAATTCAAACAGGTATTTGATTATATAGTGAGCATACCATGGAGTGATGATTCTAGCGATAGTTCATGGAAAATAGAAAATCGTTGGAAATTAATACACTCTTCACCTTACGATGAAACTATGGTCTATGACTCAGATATGCTTTTGTTGAATTCTAACGATAGTTGGTGGAATGAGTTAAACAGTTATGATATATTTTTAACTTCTAAAGTATTAGATTATCGTAATAACATAATTCAAGATACATTATTACGTAAAACTTTTATTGAAAATAATTTACCAAACATATATTTTGGATTTCATTATTTTAAAAAAACAACTAGGGCATATGAATTTTATAAATGGTTAGAAATAATTGTAAAAAATTATAAGGAATTTTATGAAACATTAGCTCCTAATCATACACAAAATTTTTGTAGCATGGATGTAAGTGCTGCTATAGCTACAAAAATATTGAATGCAGAAGATGAATTTACTGCAAAACAAAGTTCTATTACTTTTGTACATATGAAAAAGGAGTTGCAAAATTGGTCATTAATTCCACCATCTTGGACATCTTGTTTGCCAACAAATTTTACTACAGATTTTAAATTTTATCTTGCAAATAATTTACAAAATGGACTTTTTCATTACACAGAAGATGAATTTTTAACTGATAAAATTTTAAAGGTTCTTGAATCATGAAAAATCCTGTGTACGTAGTTTACGATGATGATATGAATCTTAAATTAATTGTGTCTTACAAACCAGAGGACACAACAAATTTTTTTGTAACAGAAAAATCAACAGTTAGAGAGTTTTTTTTAGGTAAGAATTATCCAGGACACTATATTAAATGTCATGGGTTCAATAAATTTACAATAGAAGAAAAAACTAGTCCACATGCAACAATTTTTTCTAGTGAATTAATTGATATTTCTATAAAAAATTATAGAACAGATTTAACAATTTTTTATAATAAAGATACTTGGTCTTTTGTATTAGATTCTGAAATAGCTAAAACGATTGAATCAAAATATTATAATAC